TGGAAATAAGTATTGTAATTTTGAATTTACAAACATACACGTAAATAAAAATGTGGTATGTCCGCCACATAAGGATAAAGGAAATACTGGAATTAGTATGATAGTGTCGTTTGGAAATTATAAAGGTTGTAAATTAATGGTAGAGGGAGAACATTTGGAAACAAGAGAGAACCCAGTATATTTTGATGGTAAGGAAAAGGAACACTGGAATACTGACGATTTGGAAGGAACACGATATTCATTAGTATATTACACAATAGATTTAACACCGAAACAACTCACAGATTATATAGCAAAATACCGAGTAGCAATACCGAGTTATAACAGAAGTGATATAATAACAGAAAAGACTTTGAGAACCTTACAAGAAGGGAGAGTTCCAAAATCGTGTATTTATATATTCGTAGCAAATAAAGAAGAAAAGAAATTATATAGGGAACGACTGCCGAAGGAACTCTATAAGAAGATAGTTGTAGGAGAATTAGGAATATGTAAGCAACGGCGTTTTATAATGGATTATTTTAATGAAAGGACAGAACTGGTATTTATAGATGATGATATAACTGGTGTGTTTCAAGCAAAAGATAATGAAACTTTGAGTAAAGTGGAGAACCTACATCAATTAATAAGGCAATCATTTTATAGACTAAATAAAAGTAAAATGTGGGGAGTGTATCCAGTATCCAATCCATTTTTTATGAAACCGAAAGAAGTAGATGAAAATGATAGTTGGTTCTCACTAAAAGAGAACCTAACTACCGATTTAAGATTTTGTGCTGGTTGTTTTTACGGAATAATAAATCATCACGATACAAAGTATTACCCTGAACTGGCAGAAAAGGAAGATTACGAAATGTGTATAAAAATGTATGAACGAGATGGTTGTATAACAAGGTATAATAACATCTGTGTAAAACAACAAAAACATAGTAAGGGTGGTTGTGGAAATGGAGAACCTCGTAAAAAAATAAATGAAGTAATGGCGAAAATATTATGTGTGAAATACCCTGAATATGTATCTATGAAAAAAGGCAGTAATTGTGAAATTAGATTTAATAAATGTAAAAATTGATTTTAAAAAATACTTAAAAAAAATCTAATTACATACTATAATATGGTTAATGCTTTTATGGTAAAAATAGCAGATGCTATGAAGGAAAGCGGAAAAAGCGAAAATTCCGCAAATTTATATTTAGGAAAAGTGAGAAAACTAAATGACGGAAAGGATTTTAAAAGTATTGCTTTCTTAAAAAAGAAAGATGAAATAACAGAAAAATTAGATGGTATTAAAAATCCATCAACACGAAAAAATACATTATCCGCTATAATGGGAGTGTTAAACGCAAATAAAAACACACCGAAGACTTTGCTTAATTATTATGGTAAGATGATGAAAGATGCGATGAATGAAGCAAGGACTTATGAAAATTCAAACACGAAGACAGAAAGACAAGAAGAAAATTGGATTGACTGGGAAGATGTATTAAAACGCTATGAGAAATTAAATCGTTATGTAGATGGGTTATTGGACGAAGATACGAAGAAGGAAATAATGAGAGATAAAAATGCCCGTGAAAAAGTAGCACGAGTAATGCTATTGGCGTTATATGTATTAATACCGCCCCGTAGGACATTAGATTATTTTGAGATGTATGTAGATGATGCTGACGATGATAAGCAGAAGAATTATTATGATAGGGAAAAAAATGAGTTCGTATTTAATAATTACAAGACGGCGAAGCACGGCGGACAAGATAGGATTAAAGTTCCTGATGATTTGAAGAGTGTGTTGGAAAGACATATTGAGTTTTATGATATTAAGAAGGGTGAAAAATTACTTCGTATGAGTATGGGAAATCCGCCTACATCAATCGCTTGGATAGGAAACCATTTAAATATTCTGTTTGGTAAGAAGATAAGTGTGAGTATGTTAAGACATATTTATTTGACTGGGAAATATGGTGATAATTTGGACGAGATGAAACGGGATGCAGAGATGATGGCGCACACTTTGTCGGAACAGAAGAACTATATTAAGAATGATTAATAAAAAAAATCCTAAATAAATCTAAAAAGGACTAAAAAAAACATATTTACAAGGATTATTATGAGATTTATGATAAAAAACTCATAATAAAAGGTCTTTTTGAGCGTTTAGAACGGGTTATAATATAGAAACCCGCGGGTTTCTATATTATAACCCTCAAAAAAGGTATAAAAAGACCATAAAAAGAGTATATTATGAGGTTTTTTATCGTAAATCTCATAATAATGTAATATTTTTGTTCTTTTTAGATTTATTTAGGATTTATTTTATTAATCTCTTCTTCTTCCACCTTTTCGTTTTCCTTTTTTATCTTCTTTCGCCATTTTGTTTCTTTCGAAATATTGACTATTCCTCTCTGCGTTTCTCATCTGTGCTCTTGTATCTTCGCTATACATAGCAACCTGCTCGTCGTCTTCTCCTTCTCTTTCTACCTCTCTTACTGCACGTTGTGCTAATTTTCTCAATTCAGTGTTATATCTTGCTCCTCTTGCCGACATATCCTGTAAATCTTCTCTACGCAATAATGCTTGTGCTACTAACTCACGATGTAGTTGTGCGTGATTGCCGTGAGAGTTTCCTAATGGTCTTGAAACACCGCCACCCATTATATATATATATAATTATAATTCTTCTTCCTGTTGGTTAAATACTTTTGATAAATTTTGTAATCCTGTTATTAATACATAACTATCTAATGTTTTATCTATGTTCTCCTTTACTTCTTTGGAAACTATTTTTGGTGTTATGAATTCATAAAACGTATATACTAAACCTCCTAATCCACACGCTAATAATATATCCTTCTTCTCTACCATTTGTATATTATTAGATTTTAAAAATCTGGAAATGAAACATCTTTGTTTAATTTTCTACGTGTTGCTGGTGGTTCAAATATATCAGGACTTGCATTACTATTATGTGTCTTTACTATTGGTCGGAAATGTGTTTTATCAGATACTGGAATATTTCTCGCTATACGAACTTCTCCTCTTAATGGTTCAAACTCACGACGATTAGTCTGTTCGCTGTGAGGTAGTGGTGTTGTTATTGGATTAAAACCTCTCTGCCCTAATGGTGAAAAAGCACTCATTTATATATACATACTATATATATAAAAATGGATTACGGAACAAACACTAATTCTCTGTCTTTAACTGGGGGTGATAATATTGACGATATTAACGATACATTACTTAATTTAGCAAATACTACATCTGATAATCAATCACTTATTAATAATAACACCTTATTAATTAACGATGTATCTTCTTCTCTTAATACACTTGATATACAGGTTCAGGACATTTCAGGTTCTCTTGATACACTTGATACACAGGTTGTTAAATTAAGTGGCGACCAATCCATAGCGGGTGATAAAACTTTTACAGAAGATATTACTATTCACAAGGGTCAAAATAGTCGCCCGAAATTACTTTTAAGTGGTGAAGGCAGTTCAAGGCAATACGGGAGTTATATAGCATACGACGGGGTTGTTAATGACCTTGAAATAGGGACGATCAATAATTATGCTGATGTTAAACTGCTTTGGGCGGATAGAGGGCAAACTACCCTTAAATGTGTTGGGGACGTAATTGCCAACGCTGGTAGTGAAAGTGAAATTAGTATGTCGGCATTAGATACAAATACAACATTAGCATTATCAAACTCAACAACTGCTATTAATCAAATAAACACAATAAACGGAACTACTATACCTAATTTAATCTCGTCATTTTCGAATTTAACCAGTAATCATTACGCACTTAATGATGTGGTTACGGATTTATCTACTAATTTTTATACAACTGAACACGGAGCAAATATTATTAATATTTCAAATACTCTTACTGATTTATCCAGTAATCATTATGCGTTACAGGAAGTCGTCGTGGATTTATCTACTAATTTTTATGTATTACAGAACGCCACTATACAAGATTTATCTGCTGATATTGCTGATATTTCCAGTTCTCATTATGATTTATCAAGCAATCATTACGCACTTCAAAATGTTGTTGTGGATTTATCTGGAAATGTTGCGATTAACATTTCTAATATTGAAGACATTTCAGGATTGGTTCAGGTTAATATTGCTGATATTTCGTTAAATGATAGTCGTATTACTGATGTTGAAAATACACTACAAAATTTACAGAACGAGTTAGATAATATTAATGTTACTGACCCCGATACTGGTATTAGTGTCTTTGATGCTATTTTTGGAGCAGGAACGGTTGTATCACTCGCAACTGTCGCAACATTAGCATATTCTGCATATACGACTGCTTTGGCGGGTGTTGCTGCTGCTGCTACCGCAAACGCTACTAATGTAGAACAAGCAATCGCAATTGAAGCATTAGAACAGAGCAGACAGATTAATTTGGTTGATAGTGCGTTTCCTCTTCCACTTTTACAAACAAACGAAGCAGGGATTTATAATATTACTTCGTCGGGATTAATTGATGCTAATGAAATTACTGCTACTGATATTAGTTCTACTGATATTACTGCTGATGTTATATCTGCTAATGGTTTTACTTCTGCTACTGGATACGGAACTGGGGACACACAAATTACACCTGCTTTTACTGATATTTATAGTATTATTACTACTATTTCAGGTGATACTATTAATATTACTGGTAATAGTGCTGTTAATGTGAATGGTAATATAAATCTTAATGGTAATAATATCACAGGTGTTAATGTATTATCCTTTTCAGGTTCTTCTATTGAAGGTTTAGATACTCTCAATTTTAAAACTGCTTCGGGTTCAAATGCTTCTATTAGTAATCTCAAAAGTGTTTCAGGTGAGAATTTTACTATACAAGCAGATGGTGATGCTATTTTTGGTTCTAAAACTATTTCTACTTTACAGACTGCTACACAAGTTGGAACTCTTATAACTACTGCTATTGATGCCCTTGTTGGTAATGCTGGTTCAGGGTATGATACTTTGGTTGAATTACAAAATGAAATTGAAAATAACGATTTATCATTAAACGAAGTTTTTACGAATGTTGCTACAAAAGTTAGTAAGAGTGGGGATACGATGACTGGGGATTTAACTATACAAGATGGGAATTTAACCATAGAACACTCTTCTAATACAGGGGATTTTGACCCGTATATTTTACTCAATAGTAATCAAAATAGCGTGCCTTATGAAGGTATATCTTCTATATTTTTAACAGAACGATTTATCAATAGGAATAGAATACAAGGTGCTTATATGGAATATAATGGTGATCCTAATAATAATTTTTTTGTGATTGGAACACAGAACAATTATACTGGAAATGATACTCCAAGAGTTGAGGCACTGCGAATAAATAGGGGGAGTGGTAATATTATCTCTGCTTCTGACCCGACTGACGATACACATTTAACTAATAAATCATATGTTGATACTGCTGACAATACTTTACAAGGAAATATTGATAGTGAAGCATCTACCCGTGCGAGTGCTGATACAACTTTACAGACGAATATTGATAATGAAGAAACTGCCCGTATTGATGGAGATGCGTTAAAAGTTAGTAAGAGTGGGGATACGATGACTGGGAATTTAACGTTAGATGGAACGTTAAGTGCTGGTGCTACAACTATAAATGGGACGTTAGATGTTAGTGCTACAACTATAAATGGAGATCTTACGATCAATCCTTCCAACGTAATTTACTATAAGGGACAGACATTAGATGACTTGCTTCCTCCTAATTCTACGACTTTTGTTGATACAACAACCGACCAAAATATTGGTGGTGTAAAAACTTTCTCAAATAACGTAGGCATAGGAACTAACGACCCTTCTTCAAATTTACATATTAGCAGTGGGACGAGTGGAAATTGTGTTTTAACTTTGGAAGCGGATACTGATAATAATGATGAGAATGATACGTGCTATATAGATTTCAAACAAGATAATGGTAAGATTTGGAGTTCTATATATACGGACAATAACGCACTTAATATTGCTAATTCTGTCTCGAATGATGGTGGTATTATTTTTAAAACAGGCAACATAAACCCAGCGTCTCACCCTGAAGATAATGCTTATAAACGTATGAAAATAACAAGCGTGGGAAATGTGGAAATTAATAAAAATTTATCTATTGGTGATGATATATCAGGAAATGGTAAATACACACAGATTGTATCAAGTGCTAATGATAACAACCAAGAGTTTATACTGACTGGAACATCAGTTAGAAGAAGTAGAGAACCACATCATATAGATACTTATGGCGAGGGACTTTTGGGGGCGTTTGGAAGAAAATTATACTTAAATTATCACTCTAATAGTGATGTTAGTGTTGGGGGTAATACTGGTGGTAATTTACATTGTTATAACGATTTGGATGTGTCGGGTAATATATCTATTGATGGTAATATAGGTATTGGAACATCAACCCCTGATGAAAGATTACATCTTAAAAATTCAGGGGCAAATTTAAATATATTAGTAGAAACGAACAACCCGAATACTGCTGGTTTATATTTAACTGAAGGTTATGCGAGTGAAACAAATTATTATGGTGGAAGTGTCCGTTATGATGGTAATGCTAATCGCCTTATTTTTGGAACGGCAGGAAACACCCCCGTAGATGCTTTCTATATAGTTCGTGGTAGTGATAATGTTATTTTTAATGGTAATGTAGGAATAGGAACTACTAATACACAAGAAGCATTAGTTGTTAATGGTAATGTTGGTATTGATGATGATTTGGTTGTTGGTGGTGTTGTTGGTGTTGAAAGCACTATATCTTCTTATTATTATAAAACTCACGGAGATTATCCGTTAATTAGTCAAGTTCATTCATTCATACAACCCACCAATTCTTCTAATAATTGGTCTCAAGGGAGTTGGTTGCATCACTCTCCCACATTTGATAGTAATCAATACAATTCTGTTCGTGGTGTTAAAACACCTGTGCCTATTATTCCTTACGCCATTTCTGTTTCTTCTGATAGTGATACCGAAAGTTTAACTGCTTTTACTTTTCAAGTTAGAGCAAGAGGTGATACAGCGAATATTGCTAATTTAGATACTGGATCTACCGATATTATGGGTTCTGCTAATGTTTCTCTGGAGGAAAATGTCGCAACATTTGCAGTTTTTTCAAGTCCTCAAATTATTCAAGCAGATCGTAGTTGGGGGTTGTATGTTTCTTCTATGAACCCTAATGGATACGCTGGTGAAATTGTCATTAAGGTATTTTTTTATCAAGGTGGTTTAGCAATTTCTTAATTTCTCGTATTATAATAAATGCCGTTAGTTATTACAAAGAGTGATAAAACTACTAAACGATACAAAGCAGTTTTTGATGGTAAGAAAACTATTCACTTCGGTAGTAAGGGTGGTTCTACCTTTATAGACCATAAGGATACTAAAAAAAAAGATGCGTATTTAGCAAGACATCGGGTTAATGAAGATTGGACGACCCCCTATAATGCTGGGAGTTTATCACGCTGGATTTTGTGGAATAAAAAAACATTTACTGAAAGCGTTAATGATTTCAAGAAACGATTTAATTTGTAATTTTGTATTTTTATAAAATTACAAAAAAAAATGTAAAAATTGAATTGTAATAATTACACTCTTTTATTATTACAACCACAGCAATTATGAGTATTAACAATCTGCCCGAAGACGTTGTGAAGCACGAGATTATGGAGTATGTTAAACCCCCCTATAAGGTATGGGAAGTAACGTATATCCAAATTAGAACAGAGATAGATTACAGCGAGGGTGGGGCGGAGTTAGATACTACTCACTCCCGTAGAACTGGATTATTTAGACTTTTAACTGATGAGGAAGTGGAGAAGAATGAAGATTACCAAGTTAGCGATGATAATACTCATCGTAGAGGGGCGGAAGATTTTAATCCTTATAATGGGCGTATGTCCCGAAAAACTCTTGAACGTATGGAGGACATCAGGAAGAGCGGTGCGATTGATATGTTTTATAGTAGCGGAACGTATGGAGGTGAAGAGCACGTATGCTGTATTTATGTGTCGCATCGTATTATCGCCTCGTAAAACACAAATTACAAATAAAATGTAAAAATTGAATTGTAATAATAAAACCTATTTTTTATTACAACCACAGCATAATGTTCCCTACAATTGACGGACACTTTTGGATTGTTAGACACGGGCGGATTATAGACACAGATTTTAAAGAATATGGTTGGATTAAAAAGGTTAATGGGTGTAGGGGTGAAATGATTTATAAAGAAGCAGATGAAAATACACAGAAATTAATGATTAAATTATTTATGAAATGTTTGGAGAATGTGGGTTTGACTATGGAAACATTCAAGCAAAATATGGTAAAGCAGAAAAGAGAACCCCGCTTTAATAGTTGCTTTCAAAATTGTCTATTAGCATATCGTAAAGGCGATGAGTTAAAGTTTGGAAGTATGGGGTGGAAGAAAAAAAACAAAAAAGACGGAATATGGTGGGAATATGGTGGAGAAGATTGGGAGGGCGTTGAAGCATTCTTAAAATAAAAACACAAATAAAATGTATAAATAATATATATGTTAAAACACATACAGCAACTGATGAAAGAAGAGAACCTAACTCAAAGTCAGGCGGATTTTGTCTATAATAAAATGATGCGAATGTATCACACTTTAATACACGCTAATTTACCGAGTGAGTATGCTTGGAAACTTGCGAAGGAATACCAGCGTAATACAATACAAGAATTAAAGGGTTAATTTTCTATGCCTATTTTTTAACCGAAAGGTAAAGAACTCAAAATCACGAGGAATTTTCACAGGTTTAGGAAAAACACCTACAAACTCTTTTATTATACGTAATACATCTATTGGGAGCGGTAATGAATACAACCACATTTTAAAGTTAAATTTTACCATTTTTTTCATCTATATATACTATATAGATGAGTGATAATATTATCGTTGAGGAGAAACCAGTTGAACCTTCACACAGCATAGCAGAGGGTTTTAACCTACCACCAACACCACCTACGGATAATAAAACTATGACTTACGAACAATTGGAACATTTGAAAACTCTTATTAAATGTGCTAAACGAATGAATAAGGGGGGATTTAAAAAATGTGTTCCTAATGGTATTCGAGGATTACTTTTTAAAGGAAAAGGAGGGGAGGAAAAAGCAGTTGTTATTGACCCCGATATATGGACGGCATTTTTGAAATACGATATTAGACTTAAAGTTGAAACACCTTTTTAAAAAATTGATTATCAAAATATATAAATATTATATATATACTATATCAATATGCCCCCTTCTTACGCACAGAATAAATCACACATTTACAATTGGCGAGAGCAGAACAGGGAACGTTATAGAGAAATTGCGAAATTGAGCGAACGAAAAAGATACGCTTATAAAAAGATTTGTAAAGAATTTAGGAATATACTGATTGATGATTTTGACCCAAAATAATTTTTGTAAAAATTGATTTTACAAAAATAAGTTATAGAATTTAATAAATTGCGGAATTGATTTAGAAATAACTTCTCTTGATATAGAAAGGAATGAAATTTCTGTTTGCCCTTGACCGAACCGCTTTTGAGAAATCCATCTTTTGTGATGCTGAATGCTACGAGGTTGTTAATCCAAAGATGATTAACGGGTTCTTAAATCACAAGATGGGGGTTAAACTACGAAAAGGTAAATTTAAGAATTGCCCTTACGAACACGAACAACAACAAATTAGAAAATACAGAGAGAATATGGTAGGTGATAGAGTGGCGGTTAAATATAAAATGGCGAGACATAAATGGGGTAGGGTTCAACCCGAAGGTTCTCTCTCATTATCCTTATTTCATCGTCCTACACGACATTCACTTTGTAATGACTATTATGTGGATTTTGATATGATTAACGCACAACCGAGTGCCTTTAACCAAGTTTGCTTACAGAATGGAATTCATAATAAGAACTTTATTGAGTATTGTGCTAATCCTAAAAAATTCCGTTATGATGTCGCAAAGCATCACAATCTTAAACCTATATACGATAAGGAAACCGAGACTACATTATCATCTTACGAACAAGCGAAGAAATTATTTCTATCTTTGTGTTTTGGTGGAACTTATAATGAATGGAAGAAGACTTACAACGCTGAAAATTGTGATATGGATATTGTTGTTGGTATGGAAACAGAGATTGTAAATGTTATGGATAAAATCTATAAATATAATGTTGATATGATTGACGATTTGCTTATTGGTGATGAGCGATGGAGGAGAAAAACTATTAACGAGAAGAAGCGTTCTGTTATGGGGTTGTGGGGGCAATCTGTGGAGCGTATGCTTCAAGAAACCTGTATATCATCTATTGTAGAGCATTTTGGGTTTGATTTGAATGCGATTGTTCCTTCACAAGACGGGTTTATGCTATTAAAGACGGAAATTGAAAAGTTCCGTGATATATTTGGGGACTTGGATACTATTACAAAGGAAATGGAGAAGTGTATTAAGGATACATTTGGGTTTGATATTGGTTGGGCGGTTAAACCATTTGACGAGCAGTTGAAAGGTGGTATTCCGTTGTGTGATGAACTTGAAGAAGGATATACTTATGAGAGTATGAAAACTGAATTTGAGAAGACACACACTAAAATCGTTAATTTGGGAACTTTCTTTAAGAGCGAACCTGATAAGGATATTAATATGACTAAACAACACCTTCTTACTTCTTACGAACATTTGAGGTTTAATGTTGTTGTAAAAGGTGAAAATCGTGATAAATCCTTCGTTGCTGAATGGTTGAAAGATGGCAGTATTAATCGTAAGAGAGATGTTGGTATTTACCCCCCTGACTTAACCTGCCCTGACGATATTTATAATTGTTGGCGACCTTTTGCTATGGAGAATGTTAATAAATATATTCCTGATGATGGTGTTGTGGATTTTATGTTAAACCATATTAACATTTTATGCGACCGCAACGAAGAATGTTTTGATTACTTTATTAAATGGATTGCGATGTGTATTCAATATCCTTCTATTAAATTACCTATGCCTGTGTTTGTATCCAAAGAAGGTTCGGGTAAGGGTAGTCTTTTACAATTATTTACTGCTATGTTGGGAGGTTCTAAAATTTTATCTACACAAGAACCCTCACAATATGTTTGGGGGAAATTTAATAACCTAATGCTCGGTGCTTATATCGTATGTTTAGACGAGATTAATAAGAAAGAGATGGCGGGGTGTGAGGGTAAAATCAAGGGACTTATTACTGAACCTACCCTTAATATTAACGATAAGGGTAAATCGGCATTTCCTATTAAGTCTTATCATAAATTTATAGCATTTGCTAATCCTGACGAATATGGTAATGAACCTATGAATACTACCGCAGACGATAGGCGTAAGTTCTTTGTTATGTGTAGCGATGAGTTAAAAGGCAATAAAGAATACTTTAATAAATTTTATGAGTATCTTGGAGATACTAATGCTATTAAGACTATGTATGAATTCTTTAAGAATTTACCTGATGCCCGTTCTATTCTTAAAGCGGATTTACCACAGAGTGAGTATCATAAGGAATTAAAGGCGGTTGCTGTTCCACCACTAAAATTGTTCCTTACTGACTATTTATTAGATAATATGACTGGGGATAATTTTGAAAAATCTACTGATGAATTATTTATAGAGTTGAAAAAATGGACGGACAGAAGTGGTTATAAATACGAATGTAATAAATTACAATTTTCGTGTCGTCTTGCGAATTTAAGATTGAAAGGTATGGAGAAAGTCCAAATTGGTTATTCTCGTATGAAGGGTTGGTCTTTTAATAAGGATACGAGGGTTGTTTTGGGGATTTCTTTGGGGAATGATGATAATCCCCAATTGTAATGAGCGGGTTGTTCGGTTGAGCGGGTTTTTGGGGGGTTTGAACTCCGTTCATAAAATTCTTATTTGGGGGATTTTCCCCCCTTCCATCACTTTTCTATGCTGGTTTCATTTTAACCCGCTCAACCCGCTCAACCCGCTCTATGTTATTTATTCTATTCTATAAGAATAGATATAAGAGGGTAAATGGTAAGGAAATAGAATAAAAAGAGAGAGAAAAAAAAATATGGGGTTGAGCGGGTTAATGAGCGGGTTAAGAGAAATGAGCGGGTTAAATAAACAATCATCATTCACAACCCCCATAATATTATAATTATTCCTTTTTTAGTAAAAAAATATTAAGAAAAGAATAAAAAGAATATCTACGAGTAATGTATAATGGTTGAATATACTTGTGAAGCGTGTGAGTTTCAAACGAATTTGAAGAAGAACTACCAGCGTCATTTGAAGACACAGAAGCATATAAAAGCAGTCGGGCAGACACCACCTTTAGAACCAACTCCTGAAGAAAACATCGTTGAACCCCCCGAAGAAAACATCGTTGAACCCGCTGAAGAAAACATCGTTGAACCCCCAGTAGAAGAAGAAAGAAGTGATTTAGAGAAACCAAAGAGAGCGAAGCGAAAATCCTATAATAGTGAAACCGCACTAATGAAGGAGTTAGAAAAACAAGCACAAGAGGAAAAACAAGCAGTAAAAAAAGCACCCAAGAAGAAGAAGAAGAAGATTATAGAAGTAGTAGAAGAAGAAAGTAGTGACGAAGAAATTATTGAACGCCGTGTAATTCGTAAGAAGAAACCAGCACCAAGAGTAACTTACGAAGATGATTATAGAGAACCCACACCGATACAACCCCCGCCAAGATTACGAAGATTATAAAATATAGTCATATATTAGTATATATGAGTATAACACATTCAAGTCATAAGATATTTTTAGATAGTTCATCACCATCAGCACACAAAATAAATAACAGCAATTATGTATTTGATATATCACCACCATTATTATTACACCCCGAAGACCCGCACAAGATGGTTTTAGGAATAGAGAGTGCTTCAATTCCATTATCATTTTACACAATAAATGAAAAAAATAACAAGTTCTCAATAGATAGTGTTGTATATACAATCCCCGAAGGAAATTATAGAGTATCTCAATTAACCCCAGTATTGAATGGACTAATGGGAGAAAAGGATTTGACATTCACATTTAACGATATATTAAGCAAGTATCAACTAACATCAACAACCCTATCAAGTATAACATTTGACGATATAGCAAATCACGCAGATATTTTGTTAGGGTTCTCGGTAGGCAGTCATTCATTACCATATCGTTTTGATGAAATTCTGAATTTAACATACACGAGTGGAGTTGTAGTAAGGATAAACAATATAACAACGAACAATATAGATACATACCAAAGCGGACAAGGAGGTTCAACTATGATAAGATTACCAATAACAACACCACCGAATACGATGCTACAATATTTTAATAATCAACCTTTTTTAGCAACAATCAACAATAGGAGTATAACACAATTGAATGTAAGTCTTCACGATGACGAAAGGGAGTTTTTAAGTTTGAATGGCGACCATCAATTTTTCTTAACAATAAGAGTAGATTATATAAGGGTAGATGATTTAGTATTAGAAGATACATTAGTAAATACATTTAGAAAGGCATTACAATATTTACCAGTTCGTGGAAATAAATTGAAGGATAGGATACGGGAGGAGAACCAAGAACAAGAAAAAAACAAAAAATGAAATAATTAATATATAATGTCGTGGTTCAAGAAAGCATCTCAAAGTATAAAACGTTTCGGGCACAAAGCGGGTGGTGCTTTAAAAAGGTTCGGACACAAAGCGGGACACGCTTTACATACTGCGGTTGAATTTGGAGAGAAAGCATTACCTGCAGTTGAAAAGGTTGCTGGTGGAATTGCGAAGGGTTTAACGATGGTAGAACCTTTGGTAGGTGCTGTTGCTCCTGAATTCCTACCTGCTGTTGAAATAGCGAAACGAGGTTCGAGTGCTGTAAGTGCTGGGGCAAGAAGTGCTGGTGCTGGATTACAGGCAGGTAAAGGAATAGTTCGTGGTGCTAAACAAATAGCAAGCGGCGATACTGCGGGTGGAACCGCTAATGTAATTCAGGCGGGTTTAGCAGGAAGAGCGGCGTTGAGTGAAACAAGACGGCAAAGTTCAGCAGCGTATGGTGCTGGTAAAGAGTTGAATGCTCTTCGCAGATAAACTATTATATGTATGTAATATATAATGGTTAAAGTATTAGACACGTATCAACAGACCTTTATTTGCTCGGGTGCTTCAACATCTCAAAAATTCAACTTTACACGGGTTTATAAGAAAGACCCGAGTAATAAAATAAAATTAAGTGTAAATCAAATATCGTTTTTTACCGCAGCGAATTCAAGTGATTTAGAACCCCACGTGGTTTTTTTAAGTGGAATTCCCGAATTAACAGGAAAGTGTAATGTTTTAGATGTAAGTGGAAATAGTATAGTTAGAAATAATCGTTGTCTATTAGGTGTTTTAGGCGGTAATGTAACAACGACAAATAATAAAGGAAGTTCTCACATAACACACCAACCTCAATTTATAATGAATGAATTACCATTAAGTGATTTTACAATTCAGTTAGAACATTTGGTTCAGGAAACATTTACAGAAGCGAGTTTATTTTTAGTGAGTTTTCAAATAGATGTTTGTGAGTATTAATTTATTATATAATTGTATATTATATAATGGATACTGCGATTACGCCTCATCTCGACCTTACTGGTTTCCGCTCTATGGGTTCTGCCAAATCCCGCCTTGTTTCGGTTCAACCCGAGAACACTCAATCTATTACTGGAAATTCAGGAACCCAGGACATCTATTTTGCACTGCCTGCAGGAAATTCCGTGTTTTTGAATGGACAGAACTCGTCCCTTTGCTTTGACCTAAAAACTTCTGCTGCTGCTACTTTGTGTAATGGTTCTGCTTCTTCGCTCATTCGTGGTTTAGAACTCATAATTGGTAATCAATCCGTAGAATTACTGGACCGCTACAACGTGTTCGCCGCTTTAGTTGAAGACCACCAAAATAAGAGCAGAGCGCAGAACATCGGTTCTATCCTTTCAGGACACGCCCAGTTTGCTCCTAATGTTCCAACTACTGACGATGACACTGGTGCTACGCTTGGAACTGCCCTTGTAGATGCTAAAAAGTCGGGTAAAGACCTTACCACCAAAATCCGTGTTTCTATCCCTCTTTACAGTGCTGTTATTGGAACTATGTGCTCTCAATACTGTCCCGCAGTGGACGGGATCAGATTGAGATTGACCCTCAGTCCTAACGACGAGGCACTTCAATACTCTTCGGGAAGTCCTGCTTACACTATGGATAAAATCAGTTTGAATTGTGACTATTTAGATATCAACCCCGCCGTTTATTCTGCTCTCGTGCAAGAGGCAGGGGGCGTATTCAAAATCCACGGGTCAGGTTGCTCAAATTTCAACAGCACCGCCGCCCCCGCTGGTAATCACACCATTCTTGTCCCCGCTCGTTTCTCTTCCATTAAAAATTACTTTGCAGTATTCCGTAGAAACGATGCTGATGGTGCTAACGGAACTGGAAAGGCGAGTAAAAACACAACTGGCGGACGCTACTTCCCTAACATACAACAATATGTTTGGCGTATTGAGGGTCGTCAATACCCGTCTGTTCCTATTAATTTGAGTGATGGAACTACGTCCTACGCTGGCGAGGGTTTCCAAGAACTCGTTAAATGTTTCCACGCTCAACACTCCCCTGATTTTGATGTTGTCTATAACAACGACGATTACCTCTATGGTGATGGTGTAACTTCGGGCGCTGACGCTGGAAATGGTGCTTACGCTCTCGGACTGGACTTCGAAGAGACAGGTTACGGGCAAGTTCGTGGTCTCGTCTCAGGTATGGATACCATAAACTCTAATTCCTTCCTTGAGATTAAATGTGATACAAACAATCTTTCTATGGATGTCGATGTGTTTGCTGTCCACGACCTCATTCTTGAAATCAATATGATGGACGGGTCTGTTAATGTATCCAAATAAATCCCAAAAAATAATGTATAAATAATGTATAATGAATTACATTATTTATAAATGCTATTGTAAGGACAATTCCGTAAAGGATATTTATATAGGTTCAACAATAGATTTAGAGAAACGTATAAAATTCCACAAAAAGGATTACGATGAAAAACCCGCAATAAAATTATATAATTGTATGAAATTAAACGGGGGGTTCTCCAACTGGGTTTTTGAAAGTTTAGAAGAAAATAAAGCAGAAGACAGAACGAGTATTAGACAACGAGAGCAACACTATATGAATGAATTGAAACCATCTTTAAACAGCGTAAGAGCATATTTAACCAGCGAAGAAAGACGTGTTATAAGAAACAAAGCACGAGCAAAATATAGAGAAAAATACCCTGAAAAAACGAAATACTGGAATGATAAAATATCAAAATGGAGATGGACTTGTGATGTATGTAATCAGGAATATAGTTATACAATAAAGGCACGACATTTAAAAACAAAAAAACATAATGATAATGTAAATGGATTGGAGCGACGACCAAGAAATCGTATTGGAGAAAATAAGACAAGATGCGACCAAACTACACAAACGCCACAAAAAAAATCATTTACAGAACAAGAGTATCTTGAAGTATTACAAAATCCCGATAATTATAATCAGTTCTTTGAATTCTGTGGCGAGTGTGGGACTTGAAAAGTATTTAGCACAACAATACATTTCAGGAGCAACTTGTTTGATGGCGTTGCTGGTAGTAATCATAGGAAGTATAGAACAATATTTAGGAATACAGGCACATATGGAAATAGATTTAGTAGCGAGTAAAGATTACTATTTTTTAGCAACCGATATATATAAGGTTCTCTCACTTAATAGAATTCATAGATTACAAACAGGAAAAGATTGTTTAGATGAGATGTATAATCGGTTTAGAAAAATAACCGAGAACGCAAATATTCTAACACGGAAATACGAAGACCCTTTATTTGAAATGCCGAGAACCAGCGAACATATAGGAATAGAAATATTACAAAGTAGCGAAGAACTACCGAGCAGTAGCAGTAGTGATAATGGTGATTAATATTATATCGTATTATAATATAATATTATGAAAATAGAAGAAATAGACCATAGTGAGTTAAAAATAAAGAAGACGAAGCAGACGATAGATAAATCATTAGGAGTTCCACCCCCTTTTATAGATAAGTGTGCAGTCTATGTGATAACTGGGTCTATGGGGTCAGGGAAGAGCACCTTTACAAATAGTTTAATGACTGCAGGAGGAAAGGACAAAGTATTTAAAAGAGTATTTGAAGAGGTATATTACAGCACACCACAAGAAGTGTATGAAAGTGAAGAAAACCACCCTTTTAAAGACCATAGTAAAGAGAGAACATATTTTAATTTATCAGTTCCTATGTTGGAAGAAATAGCAGAAAAAGCAATAGCAGTAAAAGAGGAAGATGGCGAGAGTTGTTTGATACTGGACGATTGGAGTGAGGAAATGAAAGATAAGAAGATAGAAAAAGCATTAAAGAAGTTGATATTTAAACACAGACATTATCGTCTAAATATCATAATCACACTACTCACACTCCGTTCGCTTCCTAAATCGTTGCGTTCTCTAATAGATTGTTATATAGTATTCCGTCCAAAATCTATAATAGAAATCCAGAGTTTTGCCGAAGATGTATTTTCTTTGGATAGAAAAGATTTGAAAACTTTATTGGATTACACATTTGACGAAAAATACAATTTCTTATTTTACAATCAACGAGATAATACATATTATAAAAATTTCAATAAATTAAAATTTATAGAAGAAGATTAATCATCACTAACTCTTGGAGGAATACCAGTTTTAATATACTCTTCTTTTAATCTTCTACGGCGTTCATATTCCGCTTGTGCTTCACGAGCGAGAGAACCCTGTGTTGGTTCTTGGTAATTAGGTTTTCCACCTGCCTTATCAATTAACGCCTGTATGCTTTCAGCACTTTTTGGAAAATTACGCCTGTTAGGATATAGCATTTTTGCTTTTGTTAATTGTTCGGGGGTTCTCGGTTCTCGTTCCATAATAGTAGATAATTCAGCAACAGCATCTTCTCTAACTTGCATCTCTTCCTTTTTAACTTCATTATGCTTTTGTAATTCTTGTTTCTCTTCTTCTGCTAATTTAGTTTTTTCTTGGTTTAATAATCTACTGCGTTCTGCGATTTGATTTTTAAGTGCTCGTTGCTCGAAAAAATTTTGAGGTGGAATACCAGCATTTTCAGGTAATACAATATGATTACTAACAACACGCATAACTGGGGGAGGCATAGCAACAGGTCTAAACGCCCGTGCCTTCTTTCTTCGTCTTTGTTTCTTGCGTGTGTCTAAATGAATATGAACTGATTGTCTAACAGATTGAACTTGTTGTTGTTTGTGGATTTTAGAACCTTTATGTTTCGTCATTATATATTAGGATAATATTTTTTGTATATACTAATATATAATGAAACCTGAATACAAGAAATTATTTGACTTATTGGAGAACCCTGAATTAAAATGGAATTTGAAAGAAAAAGGAGGTCAATATTCACGAGGGTTTAATACTCACGAAAAATTAACATTTGGTATGAGAAATATAGAATACGAAGCAGTAGGTTTAACAACACCAAGTATTAATTACCCTGATGTATTTGAAGCATTAGTAGAGTATGGAAATAAGTATTGTAATTTTGAATTTACAAACATACACGTAAATAAAAATGTGGTATGTCCGCCACATAAGGATAAAGGAAATACTGGTATTAGTATGATAGTATCGTTTGGAAATTATAAAGGTTGTAAATTAATGGTAGAGGGAGAACATTTGGAAACAAGAGAGAACCCAGTATATTTTGATGGTAAGGAAAAGGAACAC